CGGTGATCGTGTCAACCCACTGCTTCTGCGCCCACGCCAAAGTGGCGGCAGCCTCAGTCTTTGAGTCGGCAGCCAGAGTGGGGGCGACCTTGCGGACCTCATCAATGTCCGCGTTCTCCGCCAGGTGAGCCCACAACTGCTTCATCATGAAAGCGTTATCGAACTCGATGAACTTGCCTTCGGCAATAAGTTCCTGGTAGCGACGGTTGGCGCGATCATAGAAATCTTCAAGCATTTCGTCAGCGTCGAAACGCTGCGTCAAGCCAGACTTCTCAAACACGGCCATCAGCAGTTCGTCTTGCGCCCTATGCGCGGCGACGGCCTTACTGTTCCCGAACGCCTCTGCAGGGTCGAAAGGCTCACCGAAAGCGGGAGCATCAAGGTCAAAGAAATCGTCCGGCGAGGACGGCTCAAGGACATACATGCGTGGGCCAGGAGCAGACGGGTCATCCGCAGCCGTAATGATTGGGCGATTGAACAGGTTGCGCTGATCCTCCAGACCCTGCTGCCAGCCATAGACACGCTCACCAACAACATACCCGCCACCAGCAACCTGGGGCGAACCCGAAGAATACGGCGCACCCACGCCCATCAGGTTACCCACGTTGTCTTCGTTGTCGTAACGCATCTCATCGAACTGCCCATTAGGCAGTTCTGAACCACCCATGAACATCGAAATATCGCCAGGCTCATCAACCACCTGGTAGTCCGAATAATCCATGTCCCACACGAAATGCTTGATCTCTTCGGCCTCATCGATAAGTTCAGCGGCGCGCTCATCGATGTATGCCTTGTTCGCTGTGAGGATCTGGCGCAACTGGCCCGACTTGATCAGCGCACCAGATTCCTCCAACGCGGCAGCGATCTTCGGATCAAGTCCCTTAGCGGACAGGCGCCCGTACACGGCGCGAGCAAGAACATCGTCGTCATTCATCATGACGACCAGGCCACGCAGATCCTTGGCGATAGTTTCCATGTCATCGGATGCGGTCAGCCCAGAATCGAACAGGTCGTTGTGCAGGGCAGCAGTGGAATCAGCCCACTGCTGCATGTCTGGACGCACCGTCCAGTCAATGCTCACTACCTTGCCCGCTTCGTCAACCTCCGCCATACCGTCAGCGAAGTTCGACATGAGCGCACCATCCAGCGTGCGCGGATCGGTGCCCTCGTAGAGGGAGAAGCGCCCAGGCCGCTTGAAGGCGACATTGCGGAAGTCGGAGAACCTCCAAGCCGTATCGTAGTAGGCGGTCTTCAACGGGGTGGCAAGGTCAAGGGTCTTTCCGTACACGACTGAGCGCACTGCCTTAACGGGTGTGCCCTTAGGTAGCACAACCACCCGGTCAAGGAAACCGCGAGACGCCTTGTCAGGGTTCTTCGCGATATTGTCGATGAGGGCGGAGACATCGCGGATACGCGAATAGGTTCCGTCCTCATTGGCGTATGCCAAGTAGTTGCCGTCGCTCAGGAACGACTTCGCTGCACGCTTACGGTCATACAGCCACAGTCGGGTAGCAGCATCAAGGTTGCCTTCGTTGACGGCAGCCTCGTAGGCTGCCTGCTCGCGAGGCTTAAGGAAAGAGCCGACCGGCCTATCGAAAGCGTTGTCGAAGGTGTCGCCAACTACTTCCATGGCGTCTTCGTCTTGACGCATGCCGCGCTTAGCGACCTGCTCCACGGTCATTACGCGACCGTCAGGGCCGCGACCGAACCGGGCCATGTCCTCGCCAGTGCGAGAACCCACAGCCATCCAGCCCGCATCGAACTTGCGGGCATGGATCGGGTCGAGCACCAGTTGGTCCACGTGTCCCTGCCGGAACACAATGTCCTCGCCGATGCGCCCAGACGCCTCGCCTAGGATCGAGTCCCACTCGGTTGACTCTCCGACCTTCCATTCGACAGTGCGCTGATACACCACTGCCGCCTCGGCGGCGCGCTTTTCTACCTCAACCTGCCTCTTAGTCTTATCAACGTCGGCTAGGGTTTCGTCCAACTTCGCCTGCTGGACGGCGCGCGCATTGTAGTCACGCGCCTGCTCGCGGCGAAGAGTCTTCATCGAGGGCTTTCCAGTGGCTGCACGGGCAACCGCCGAGAAGCCACGCCTTGCAGTGTCAGCGATATTGAAGGCAGTGTTACCGATGCCGATAGCGGTGTGACCCACCGCTGCGGCGTAGTCCGCGTTAGCGAGATTCCCGTAGGCAGCCATGATGCGCAGCCCGCCCTCAGCGAGGTTGCGCTGCGTGTAACCCAAGCGCATCAGAGCGAGAGGGCGCCAGAACTGATCAAAGTTGCGGAGGAAGGTCTGCACTTGGCGTCGGAAGGGGCGAAGAGCGCCCTGCTTGCGGGCACTAGCCTGCCCGGCGCGAGGAATGCCCTGCCCCTTGAACATCAAGTCGATCATCCCGAAGTCCAGGACAGGGAACGACTCGCCAAGTTCAGACTGCAGAAGATCATCAACGGCGACCAGCATGTCGCCGTCCTTCAACCAGCCACGCTCATTGATCTGCTCAACTACCTGGTTGCGCGCATACTTGAAGTCGCGCAAATAACCGACAGCGTCGTCGTAAGAAATTCCGTACTCGTCCAGTTGCATGTGGAACAAGTCCGCTTCAGCCTGCGCGAGGAACTGTTGGCGCAGTTTCACAACGTTAGCGCCACGACCGCCAGCGGCGGCAATCGACGCCGCCTCCTGCTGCAAAGAGCGGCGGTAATCGTCCACGCTCATTGTCACGTTCGACCCGTTGCGGCGCAAAATAACCGACTCGCCGGACTTAGCCTTGCGGCGCAGCGTAGGAGTGTTGTCCGCGAGCGCGTCCAGTTCCGCTGAGAACTCCAACTCATCCGTCAGATGGAACAGGCCGGAACCTGAACGACGATTCGTCGCAACCTTCTGCGCAGCCGAGCGCAGCATCAGCACCGGGCGCGCGTTGGGGATCTGGAACAGCACCGCCTCGGGGGAACGCGATGTGGCGGCGAAAGGGTTCTTGATTGTGATCGGGGTGGACCTGAAATCACCCGCACGCACCGCAGCCTTACGGCGTGCACGATCCGACCACTTCACAACCTGGGCCGAAGACCCACCAATCTTGACCTGGTTCCACGAGTTACCGAAGTAGGTGGCGTACTCGTCAAGTACGCCACTGAAATGCTTCACTTCGCCAGGGCTCAAAGGATTCGGCACTGAGATGGTCTGCGTAGCCGCACGACCCTCGGGCGTGAACTGGCTGAGGAACTGCCTAGTGTCGGCACCGTCCGGTGCCGCAGCCTTGAGGCTCGCGGAGCCTGGAGTGGGACGGATACCAGTCGGCGTGAAATCGTCAAACACGCGAGCGAACGCCGCAGTTGTCTCGTTCGACAGGAGCAGCATGTCACCCGCCAGCGGGTTCGAAGCCGCCAGCAGTTTCTGAGCATTCGCATCACCAGCGAGAGCAAGGATCGCGTTACCCGCCTCCTCCGGGGTGCGGGTAGCGCCAATGACACCCCCCACAAGGGCAGGGTTCTTTGACGCGGCAACCATCGGCACATACTTCAATTCGTCCGATGACATGGAAGCGAACTCTTCGGCCTGATGTCCCCACCGGGTGGGTGCACCTTCAGTACCGCCACTGGCACGCCACTGATTGTGACGGATCATATCCTCGGCAGCCTTAGCGCGGCCCGCCTCAGATGCCATATCCACCATCATCGCTGCATTACGGGCACGAGTGACACCCATAGCGATCAGCGCGTCAGGCGCTGCATACGCCTGCAGGAGAGCGTCTGTCGCACCAGACATGTACTTGAACGGCGTGTTCGACTCAAAGGACGACACGCGCTGTGTCTTGTCGTAAATGTCGTAGTCGTAGTCGAAGAGAGCCCACGGGCTCATCCTCGGGCCGTCAGCCGAATTGGCTGTGTCCTTCAACCAAGCCTCGTTGTCTGCCTCAACGAAAGCCTGCATCGCGTCTGAGATCTTGTAGCCGAGTACCTGCTCGGTTAGCGGGTCAGCGAATGAATCCGTGGCGTTACGCACGATGCCGCCGACGTTGTATGTCAACTGCTGCATAGCAGTTGCATCATTCTCCATCGGGTTGAACAGTTCCCCGACCTCTTCGAAGGTCAGTGAACCGTCACGCATGAACGGGTTCGTTGACTTGGCGGTGTCTCCGCGCGCTGCGACAGTGGATGCGACGCCGCCGAGAAGGATGCCGGTGCCACCGACGAGAGTATTGCCAAGATGGACGGTCTTGTCGTAAGCCTCAGTGAAGCGGGTCAGCCCGTAAAGGGGGTCCTCGCCACTGAGATCGACCATGAAGGACGAGGCCGCAAGGCCGAACGCGCCCTCAAGGGACCAGTTAATCTGGCCCTGATCATTCAGGACGTTGTTGCGGTACAGGGGATCAAGGGTCCAATTGGCGAGACCATTGACTACGTCCTGCGTCCATGCGGGTGCATCTGGCGATGACCAGTAGGTGCGATCAGTGGAACGGGGAACGCCCTGGCCCCACGTGGGGAACCCACCCACGTTGGCCTCGGGAGCGGCGGGCAAGCCAAGCGGGCCGGTGGGAGCAGGAGGGGTGTAGCCGGGCTCACGCAGCCCGGCGAAGCGAGCCTGCTGTGCCTCCGTAGGCTTAGGCTGCGCCACTCGCTTCACCTCCCAAGATCACGGATGCTGCGCCAATGATGGAGTCGCGATCCTCTACGGTCTCGTAGGGGACGCGCGCCAGCATGAACGCAACAGGGGCATGCTTGCCACGAAAAACTTCCAAAGCGGTCGACATGTTATTGACAAAAGAAAGTCGCGGGTCCTTCACAGATACGACCTCAAACTGGTCAGGAACCTCAGGTACGACGCGGGGACGTCGTCCCCGGAAGCCATTGATTGAAACTGGGGCAGATACTTCGCGAGCATCTGCATGTCACGCTCGTCAGAAATGGCGACCGGGTTCTGTCCGGACGGGCCAGCGCCCGGCCCGAACGGCAGACCGTCCGTGACGGGCACGTTAGGCATGCCCGTGGGCGCAGCAAGCGGGGTGGGAGGCGGGCCCATAGGCACCTGCTCCACCCCTGCCATCGGTGCACCACCCTGCAGTTCCTGAAACTCTGCCTGCTCCCCGTAACCCGCAGAGGGCATGTCGACCATGGGCTGCGTGGGGCCACCATCGGTGCGCTGGGAAAGCGCACCGGGCATGCCCACTGGCGCGGGGTTACTGGGACGCTGATATCCTCCTGCAGCCACGGGCGATCACCTCCAACGTATGGGCTTGTTTGCGGGGCACTGATTCACTCCGTGCCCTTCGTGTCTAAAGTTTCGGGTAGACCGCCCAACGACTTCAGCATCGAATCGGCGAAGTCCTTGCGGTCTTGCTCGGCCCAGTCGTATGCCGACTGGCCCAAAGCCAGCGTAGCCAGGTTGCGGAACAGGTCCGCACTGGCGGCAGCCAACTGCGCAGCGAACACGAACGCTACTGCGCTTGTGTCTAGGTGAGCCCAGGGAGACGGCGGGACCTCCGTGCTGTCCTCTTCATCGGCGAGTACCGCAGCAATCGCTGCCGCGATCTCATCAGCCGACATCTCATCGTCTTCGAAGTCCTCGTCCACACCGTCTCCCTGGGTTAAGTCTATCGAACAGGAATGCTGTTGTTCGCCTGGAACGATGTCGCGCCGCTCAGTGGCGTCGTCTCATCAGTGCCAGTCGCCGAGTTGCCGCCTGTGACGGTCACCTCGCGCGGCTGAGGCTTCTCGTTGAGAAGCCCGGGCGCAGTCTGCTCTCCTCCAAATGCCATTTGCCTACCTCCCTCCTGTTAGATTGCTGCCGAGCGCATCGTGCGCACCGACGAGGTCGCTCTGCCGCCGCCAGACAACTGGCTCAGCAACTGCTGCACGTTATCGCTAGGAGGGGCCTGGGGCAGATCCACCCCTCCAGGGGCAGGTGCACCACCCATCATCGCCTCCATACCCGGCTCAACCGGGGCCTCACCCTCAGCAGGAGCCTCAGGCTCCGGCGGGGCAAAGATGTCCGACACCGCCTTCTCCACTGGGGTGCCCTTCTTGCGGGCAGCGATGAGGTCCGCGATGGCCCTCACGGGGCCACTCGCGTCCTGACCTTGCGCAGCCATCTCGGGGATGGCCTGCGCATAGGCGCTCACAGACGACATCAGGGTCGAACGCAAGTTCTCCACATCAATCACTTGCTCTTCCTGGGCAACGTCCAGGGAGACAGGCAGGTTCTTGCGGATGAACGACTTGGAAGTCAGCCCCGCACCCAGTGCCTGCAGCCCCCAGATGAGGGCGCGGTTAGCATCGAGCCCTGCCATGATGCCGTACTCGGCAGTGACCTGGTAGGAGCCCTTGATGTCCTTCGCGGGGGTGTAGGTCACCGTGTACGGTGACCCGTTCGCTGCACCCACAAGGACCTTCGACTCGTTAGGCCACAGGCGCTCATCCAGTTCGAGACACATGCCCATGGAATCGGCGATAGCCTCACCGATCAGCGACTGGTAGGTGCGGATACGGCTATCGAACCCACCCATGAGGGCCTGTACACCGCGACCTGTCACCACGGAAGAGTCAGTTTCGCCCATGCGAACGTCCGGCATGCGCGTGGAAAGGCGCAGTTCGTCCTGCAGCGTGCGCTGCTCCATCATCGCCGTCTGCGGGATCTCCAGGGAGACGCGGCGGATACGCTCAGGCGTATTCGACCGAATAACAGCGTCAGGCCCGAAAGCGAACTCGGTGACGTCTGACGGCACCGCGATAGGTGCCTCAACCGCCTTCGTCGCAGCCTCAAGGTTCAACAGCGCGAGGCGCGCACGGGCAGCGAACACCCACAGGGTCTCATCGAACTGTCCACGGGGCTGACCATCGAGAGTGGGGCGCTGCGCCATAGCCACAGGGATGCGACCAAGCGGATGCTCATATGCGTCCAGCACCAGGCCCGGCTCCTGCTCGACCAGAAGCATGGCTGTGCCGTCCTCATTGTAGAACTTGATGAGGGTGAGAGTGCGGTTGGACTGGTCGGAGGCACCGTACTGCTTCCCGATCAGTCGGGAAGCATGCTCCGGGTACAGGTTCGCGAGTTCCCTCGCGGGACGGTTCCAAGTCTTGAAGTAACCGATGACCTTCTCGAACCGATCGCGCTCAATGTAGGTGCCGAGCGGTGAATCCACGTGGATGTGCGGATTCGACTTGTCGAAGTTCGGCTCGACACGCAGAATCGTGGTGCCGAAAGTGATCAAGTAGTCTGCGGC